ATACGCTCTAGCACACAACGAAGTACACGGTACAAACATCCGCAAGGGCGTTATTCTAATGTGCGTTAAACCGCCTGAAATTGCGCCCATGGTCTGGGGAGAACCTGTATATCAGGAGTTTATCCTAGAACCCAAAGACTTTGACTACTGGACAGAACGTTGGTGCAAACGAGTAGAAGAATACTACGCAAAATACGGCTAAATATCCCATAAGAGGATATTTTCATGGCTGTTGTTCAAATTTCAAGAATACAGGTCCGTAGAGGACAAAAAAATCAAGGTTCAGGGTTACCACAGTTAGCCAGCGGCGAGATGGCATGGGCTGTTGATACACAAGAGATGTTTGTGGGCAACGGCGCAGTGGCAGAAGGTGCGCCCTATGTGGGCAATACCAAGATATTAACTGAACATGACAATCTGTTGGACTTTGTCGAACAGTATGTGTACAAAAACTTTTTGGGCAGCAGTGTACAGACAGGCAGCGACCCCAACTTTCCAGTCGAACGCAGTATAAATCAAAGACTAGACGACTACGTGTCTGCGTTGAGTTTTGGTGCAATGGGCGACGGCAGCACTGACAACACTGTTGCAATACAACGTGCCATTGATCAATTGTTTTTAAACCCAGCAACTATCAACACCGCAGACAGCCGTGTTACACTGGATGTGCCCGCTGGCACGTATATTTTATCTGCTCCAGTGTATATTCCCAGCAACTGTAATATCAAAGGCGCTGGCATTGGAAAAACTATATTCTTACATTCACATAATCAACCGGCTTTTATTTTTATTAACGACACATCCACAGTGGCATTACGTAGCACATTGAACAGTACTACCTACAATAATCAACCTAAGAATATTTCAATGGTTGGATTCAGTGTACACAGTACCGTAGCAACAGAAACTATGATGCAGTTAGACGCAGTACGTGACAGTGTGTTTCATCAAATAGCATTTAGCGGAATGTGGTCTAGTCTAGATGGCAGCAATACTGACAATGTAGGATTTGCGTTAAGGGCAGTGAGTGACATTGTTACCTGCGAACGTTTGTATTTTACTCAATGCAAGGTCAGTGGGTTTAGTTATGGAATCTATAGTGATTACGACATCAATTACTGCATATGGGATCACTGCGAATTTGACACTTGTTATCGAGGTACAAGTTTTGGACAAAACAGCAATCTGTTTGGTGCCGGTCAATTGTTAGGCCCAAGGCTTTGCATGATCAGCAACAGCAAATTTAGCAATATCGATCGTGAAGGTTTTTTAATTACCAACGGGGACAGTAATACATCAAAAAGCAATAGATTTACATTTGTTGGCAATGATGGATCTACCAATCTCAATGCTGTTACAGCCCATATATCATTTTTATCCAGCGGCAATGCCACAGTGCAAGATTGGTCAGATAGAACAGAGACTATGTCTGAAGGCAATTTCGGCAGTAGATATTTTACTGCCCATAATGGCACTGTGGCCTTTGCAAACAATTTTGCTAGAAGTCTTGACATCGTACAAAAAACTCTTGCATTTCCGTTGTTCAGATTGCCCTACTATTCCAGTGCTGCCTATGCGGTGAACTATATGTATCAAAGCATCAGCAATGGCGCTGCTCAAACAATGATGCGCAAAGGCACATTGAACATTGCAGTGGATTCGATCAACGGTGGATTGCAGATTACAGACGAATATGAATTCACAGGCACTGTTGGCGCAGATTCCAATCTACAGTTTTTTGCAGCCATTGTGGATTCTGACGGTAGTGGCAGCGTGGACACGGTGGTTGTGAGTTATACCAACAGCACCGTCGGCGACAATGGTAAATTTGTCTATACATATTCGGCACTTTCTTAATCAGATCAATTGCAATAATTATAGTAATGTATTAAAATATACATATACAGTATAGTACATAAATCAATTTTGATAAATTTATAACCATTTGATTTTGAACAATATTTTCTAACCTCAACTAATTAAACTAATAATGTCAAGGGGTATAAATATTTTCCTTATCAAGAAAACAAATGAACAACATAACAGTAATAAAGAGAAATGGTCAACGTGAGCAATTGACCATTGAAAAATGGCAAACTCAGATAGCAAAAGTATGTAAAAACATTGCCGATGTCAGTCAAAGCATGATTGAGATCAAAGCGCAACCTCATTTCTACGACGGTATCACTACTAGAGAAATAGATGAAATAACACTACGTGCCATTGTGGATCTTATTGATGTAGAATCTAATCCAGATGTTGGGCATACTAACTATCAATATGTAGCGGGCAAACAACGCCTTAGCATGTTACGCAAAGATATCTATGGCAGTTACACAGTGCCAGATCTTTATTCTATCGTCAAGACCAATGTGGCCACTGGACTGTATACTAGCGAACTGCTCGAGTGGTATAGTGAAGAAGACTGGAACAAGATGAATGACATGCTGGATCATGAAAAAGATGAACAGTACAGTTATGCTGCCATTGAGCAGTTGATTGAGAAGTACTTGGTTAAGAATCGTAGTACTAAACAGACATATGAAACTCCACAAATTCGTTACATGGTTGCAGCCGCAACTGTATTCCATAAAGAAGAACCTAACTCAGCACGTATGCGTTATATCAAAGAGTATTACAACGCCGCCAGTGATGGTCTTTTTACTCTTGCTACTCCTGTACTTGCTGGCCTTGGTACTCCTACCAAACAGTTTAGTTCCTGTGTTCTTATTCGTAGCGATGACGATCTGGACTCTATTTTTGCCTCTGGGGAAATGATGGCCAAGTATGCCAGCAAGCGAGCGGGCATTGGTTTGGAGATAGGACGCTTACGTCCGTTGGGTAGTCCCATCAGAGGTGGTGAGATTATGCACACAGGTATGATACCTTTCCTGAAAAAATGGTTCGGTGATTTGCGATCATGTTCGCAGGGAGGTATTCGTAATGCAAGTGCTACTGTATTTTATCCTATTTGGCATCATCAGTTTGATGATCTTATTGTTCTTAAGAACAACCAAGGAACAGAAGAAACCCGAGTCCGTCATATGGATTATGGGGTTGTGCTTAGTGCTTTCTTCTGGAGACGATTTAAAAACAAAGAAGACATAACTTTCTTTGACCCCAATGAAGTGCCAGACTTGTATGAAGCATTTTACAAAGACACTGCATTGTTTGAAGAACTATATGTAAAATATGAAAAACAAAAAGGCCTCCGTAAGAAAACGATGAGCGCCGAAGAAGTGTTCAAGAGTGGTATACTGAAAGAACGCACAGACACCGGTCGAATCTATTTGGTGTTCATTGACAATGTAATGAGTCAAGGACCCTTTGATCCTGAATATCATACGATATATCAGAGTAACTTGTGCTGTGAGATCCTATTACCCACACGTCCATTCAAACGATTAGACGACGACAGTGGCCGCATAGCGTTATGTACACTGGGATCTATCAACTGGGGATCGTTCCGGAACCCAGAGGATATGCGTAGAGCCTGCAGGATTCTACAGCGTAGCCTGTGTAACATTCTTGACTATCAAGACTTCTTGTCAATACAAAGTAAATTGAGTAATGACGAGATACAACCGTTGGGCATTGGTATTACCAATTTGGCCTACTGGCATGCCAAGCGTGGCCTAAAGTATGGCGACAAAGATGCACTGCAAGAAGTTAAGACATGGATGGAACATCAGGCCTATTATCTAACAGAAGCCACAGTGGAGTTGGCCAAAGAGCGTGGCCCATGTACAGAAAGTCACAAAACTAGATACGGTCAAGGCGTATTCCCCTGGGAACTACGTGCCAAGGGAGTTAATGAATTAGTAGACTTCGCTCCGGAACTAGACTGGGAATCACTACGTGGTAATATGAAGCAGTACGGTGTGCGTAATGCCACATTGATGGCCATTGCCCCTGTAGAAAGTTCCAGTGTTGTTATTAACTCAACCAATGGCATTGAAATGCCCATGAGTTTGATCAGTACCAAGGAATCAAAAGCAGGGTCATTCACTCAGGTTGTTCCTGAATATGCCAAACTGAAAAACAAATATCAAATGATGTGGGAACAAAAGGACTGCGTTGGATACCTAAAAACCGCAGCAGTTCTTGCCGCCTATGTCGACCAAAGTATTTCAACAAACACATTTTACAATCCTGCACACTGGGCAGATCGTAAAGTGCCAACTACATTGATCGCCAAGAACTTGATGCAGGCACACGTATGGGGATTGAAAACATTCTACTACAGTCTAATCAACAAGGCAGGTAGCAAGGCTGTTGCAGAAGATGCTCCTACTATGTTAGAGCCTATCAACTTTGATGACGAAGAAGATTGCGAATCATGCAAATTATAAAACTATGTCAAAACAACAATACAACTTAACAACAAAGACAGACTATCTAAGCCGTAAGATGTTTCTAGATCCAGCAGGGCCAGTTACTATCCAACGCTTCGAAGAAGTCAAATATAAAAAGATTGCAGACTTCGATGCTACAGCCCGTGGCTTCTTCTGGCAACCAGAAGAAATTAGTCTTAGTAAAGATGCAAATGACTTTAAAGATGCCAGCGATGCTGTCAAGCATATCTTTACCAGCAACTTGTTACGTCAAACAGCACTTGATAGTTTGCAAGGTCGTGGACCAACACAGGTATTCACTCCTGTTTGTAGTCTGCCCGAAGTTGAAGCACTGATGTACAACTGGGGTTTCTTTGAAACTAACATTCACAGCAAGAGTTACAGTCATATCATTCGTAACATTTATAATGTGCCCAAGGATGTGTTTAACACCATCCATGATACCAAAGAAATTGTAGACATGGCATCAAGTGTGGGCAACTACTATGACAAGTTACACGCTATCAACTGCCGCAAAGAACTTGGCATGGAAGTCACTGAGAAGGAACACGTTAAAGCCGTTTGGTTGGCACTACACGCCAGTTACGCTTTGGAGGCATTCCGCTTCATGGTATCGTTCGCTACTAGTTTGGCCATGGTTGAGAACAAGATCTTCATTGGCAACGGCAACATCATCAGTCTGATTCTGCAAGACGAACTGCTACACAAAGGGTGGACTGCCTATTTGATCAACCAAGTGGTTAAGGAAGATCCTCGATTTGTAGTGGCTGCTCGCGAGTGCGAACAAGAGGTGATTGAATTGTACAAAGGCGTTATACAAGAAGAAAAAGCGTGGGCAGACTATCTATTCCAAAAAGGACCGGTGATTGGTCTAAATGCCAACATACTGAAAGACTTTGTAGATTATACAGCAGTGGCAGCGTTGAAAGACGTTGGTATTAAATACTGGAACACCGCGCCCAAGACTACACCAATCCCGTGGTTCAATAAACACGTGGACACCAGCAAGAAACAAACTGCACTGCAAGAAAACGAAAGCACTAACTATGTTATTGGCATTATGAGTGACAGTGTAAACTACGAAGAATTACCCGCATTATAAGGAAAAATATGGCAAAACTAAATGAAGAAGTTATAATAATTAAAATCAGCACATTGTTGCCCGACGGTGCCGACATGACTGCAATTATGGACAACGACAATATATCTGCACTACAGCAAGTTGTTGAACAACTGGCAGGCGACACCCGAACATTAGTTGAAATTGAAAGAGGAAATTAAATGAAAGTTGTTGTTTGGAGCAAATATCATTGCCCGTATTGTGATCAAGCCAAGTCATTGTTGCAACAAAAAAATATTACCTTTGAAGAGCGTAAAATAGGCGACGGTTGGACTAAAGAAGAGTTGTTGGAACACATACCTGCTGCTAGAACATTGCCACAAATTGTAATCAATGGCGATGTCATTGGGGGATTTAATGATCTTAAAAAATTATTAGACCGTGATAATATAGTAGGATACGGAGACGGAGAAATTTAATGTTATTTGAAAAATCAAAATTTGCAGTTGGTGATATCATATCACTCAAAATCACCTCAGGTGAAGAAATAATTGGAAAATATGTCAGTGAAGACATGTCAGAATTGGTGGTGGGTAGACCTTTGATGTTGGCCATGACTGCCAAGGGGCCTGCGTTTGCACCGTTGATGATGACTACCGATCCGGATAAGAACTACGGTATCAACAAACAACTGGTTATGACCAAAGGCGAAACAGCCAAAGAAGTAGCAGATCAATATACATTTCAAACCACTGGTATACAACCTGTATCAGCGGGCAGTATTGTAACAGGATAATATTATGCCAGCAATAGCAAGAATCGGTGATTCAATTTCTACAGGTCATGGATGTGACGGAACTACAACACTCACAGGGCCATCGGGTGATGTGTTTGTTGAGGGATTAGGTGTTGAGCGTCAAGGCGATCCTACAGTAGTTCACAGATTGACTGGCACGGGTTGTTCGGTTACTCATACTGCTGTTGTTAATTCAGGATCAGGCACTGTGTTTGTCAATGGTAAACCTATTGCCCGAGTTGGGGATTCGGCTGATGCTGGATCGATAACTTCAGGATCTTCGACTGTATTTGCAGATTAATTAGATACATCAAATGAACATTTATTTAGACATGGACGATGTCGTTGCAGATTGGCATGCACATGCACAACAAGTTCTTAAGAAGCGTTGGGACAAAGACGGCGAACGTATTCCGCAAGAAGAGTGGGATCGAGTCAAAGACGACATGCGATTCTATCGTAACTTGCCTTTGATGGAGGGCGCACACGAAATGGTCGATATGTGTAAGGCCTACATTGAAAAAAATCCACAGTATCATTTGCGCTTTCTAACAGCATTACCACACGACTACTCAATGCCTATGGCTGTGAGTGACAAAGTTATGTGGGCCAATGATCACTTCCCCGGAGTACCAGTTACTATTGGACCATTCAGTTACGACAAATGGCGCCACTGTAAAAATGCAGGTGACATCTTGATCGACGATAGACACAGTAACTGTAAAGAATGGGAAGACGCTGGCGGTGTAGCACACATCTTTACAACTTGGGCCAACTGTAAGCCTTGGTTGGAGAAGCAACTTGATCTAACATGAACAGTTTAGAGAAAGTTTGGGCGAGAGCCACAGGTCATTTAATGGGTCAAACCGACGAAGACCGTCCAGATACACCTATACTTACTTTAAGAGAAGCACGTATAGCGTTGTTTTTAAAGACCTTCTGGGTCATCATACATGTGATAACGTGTTGCTTCATTATTGCAAACACAATTCGTCACTGGTAATAACTAATATAACAACAAGGAGACAATTATGTCAGCAAACAAATATCAAGAGTTCACAAAAATCGTAGAAGCAATGGAGTCAGACTTCGAAAAGTTCTATGACAAGGAAGTTGGCGCTGCCGGCACCCGTGTTCGCAAGGCTTGCCAAGACTTGGCTAAGTTGTGCAAAGAAACTCGTAACGATGTAACAGCAACTAAAAACGCACGTAAAGAAGCATCGGGCAAGTAATCTGTCAACAAATCCCCGGGTAAATACGTTATATACTTACAAGGGGTATAATATGAAAAAACTTTTAACTGTTCTGTTACTAACGGTCAGTGCCACAGCATTCGCTCAACATAATCATCACTGGCGTCATCATGGCCATCGTCATGCAGGTCCGAACATTGGTTATTGGGTAGCACCGTTGGTCATTGGAGGAGTTGTAGGTGCAGTAATTGCTAGAGAGAATCAGCAACAGCCTGTAATAGTACAAC